TGGCTGTCTACTGCCTGCGGTTTGTTGGGCCTCGATGCCCGTCTTGTCTTTGCCGACATGACGGTTCGAGGCGCTCCTTATACGAGGGGCTGCCCCATGGGTCTTCCGATCTCATGGTGCATCCTCTCGTTAACTCACTTCTCTATTGCGGTCGTTGTTGACCCGTCCGGTCGGTTTTGTATCCGAGGGGACGACCTCATTGCTTATTGGAATGAGGTGCAATGGAAAACTTATCAGGAATTGTGTTCGCAGGTTGGCTTTGTGCTTAACCTGTCGAAGTCGTTCCGTTCTCTTGACCGAGGCACCTTTTGTGAGGAACTTTACGTTCTACACGAAGGGTACCTCCGCCGTATTGGTACACTTCCGATTCGCTGGCTTGTTCCAGCCAACCGGAATTCTGTCCTTCCAATTCTGGGTGTTGCGGAGACTCTGACTAACTTTGTCAGTTACGGGGTCTCTCGCCACATCGTTCATAAGATATTGGTCTCCCTCTACAGCAGAGAGCTTGCTTTCTGCCGTAGAGCGGGACTAGTTCCTACTTTACCAGTTGCCTTTGGCGGCCTGGGTTTTCCCCCAGTTGAACCGTCTAGGCAGCTACCTTTGATTATACACCGTAAGGTTGACGCCATCGCCACTGGGGCGGCGGTTTCAACACCGGTACTGTATTTGCAGTGTGGACCAATGCTCGATCGGGTTGCTCGTTGGCAATCCCGTATCAAGCACCGGGTCACAGACAATGTCGATTGTCCCCATCTCGCGAAGACCCTTCCGAGTCTTCGTGAGAGGGCGATGGCCTCTGATGCGTGTACTGGACTCCTTATTAAGGAGCTCAGTTTCCATGCAATTGTCCGTCAATGTGCCAAGTCATGGTCCAAGGTTCCCCTTGCGAGGAGCCCTTGGGACATGGATGGCAAATCATATAAGTGGTCGTCAGCGTACAAGCTCTCTCGTGCTTTGCGCCCGACGCCCGAATCGTTGTGGCAGAACGGCCATGTGTGCTCGCACACTGACTGGGTCCCGCCACTTTTTGACTAGTGCAAGGAGGTTCTTCAATCCGCGATGTATGGAGTAGAGAACCTGCCTATTCAATTCTGGTCGGCTGTCCAGGGTTGTCTTAGCGGTGAACAGCCTGTCAATATTATCACTCC